AGGGAAAAGAGGAATCAGGTACAGAAAATAGATTTACACTTAATGGTACATTTACACTTGAAAAAACACCCAAAAATGTTTTACAAAATATGTTATCTAGTATTGCAGGACATCTTATTTATTCTAATGGACAATTTAAAATTAGACCAGCAGTATATGAAACACCATCTGTTACTTTAGATGAAGAACATTTGAGAAGTGGTATTAGTTTAAATACAAGAATATCAAAAAAAGAATTATTTAATGCTGTAAAAGGATTGTATTCTGAACCTGATAATAACTATCAACCAACTGATTATCCTATACTTACTAATTCAACTTTTGAAACAGAAGATAATTCAGAAAGAATATTTGGTGAGTTTAATTTTCCAATGACAACTTCTAGTCATACAGTCCAAAGATTAGCGAAAATACAATTGCTTAAAGCAAGACAACAAATTAGTTTTACAGGTGAATTTAATTTGAAAGCATTTGAATTAGATATTGGTGATACAGTCCAAATTACAAACTCTAGACTTGGATTTTCAAGTAAAACATTTGAGATAAGTAACTGGTCATTTGCAATGTCAAATGGTAGTGATGCTCCTGTACCAACAATATCAGCAGAATTTAGAGAAACAGCAAGTGATGTTTATGATTTTAGTACAAGTGATTATTCTACAATATCAAGTGGTAAAGCAACTAACTTACCAAATGCTACAACTGTTTCTGCACCGACTGGTTTGACACTTACAGATGAATTAGTACAATATAATGATGGAACTGTCATAGTAAAACTTGTAATAAATTTTACAGCACCAACAGATAACTTTACAGAAATATTTGAAGTAGAGGTGAAACAACTTACAGATGCAGATGGAAATTCTGTTACTGATGATTTTAAATTAATTGGTAGAGGTACTAGAACTAAATATGAATTTTTAAATGTAATTGATAAAGCAGAATATCAAGTAAGAGTGAGAGGTGTTAATATTTTCGGTGTAAAATCTTCTACAATAACTGGTTCAAGAACTATTATTGGACAGATAGCACCACCATCTGATGTAGAAAACTTTGCTTGTAATATAATTGGTAAAGAAGCTCATTTAAGTTTTGATCCTGTACCTGATTTAGATTTATCACATTATAGAATAAACTTTAGTCCACTTACAACAGGAGCTGAATGGCAAAACTCAATCGTATTAGTAAAAAAACTATCAAGACCAGGAACTTCTATTGTTGTTCCAGCTAAAACAGGCACATACTTAATAAAAGCTGTAGATAAACTAGGGAATGTATCAATCAATGCGAGTAGTGTAGTAACACAAGTAACAACAATTGGTGAATTTACAAATCTTCTTACACAAAATGAAAACCCAACTTTTGCTGGTTCAAAAACAGATGTTGTTTTAACAACTATTGGTGATGATGATACACCTGCACTTGTTCTTGCTGGTAATCAGCTTTTTGATGATGTTACTGGAAATTTTGATTCTATAACACAAACATTATTTGATGGTGGTCAAAATGCAACTGTCAAATCATCAGGTACTTATGAATTTGCACAAACAGTTGATGCTGGTGCTATTGTAACAACACAAATTACAGCAACACTTACTCAGCAAGTTACAGATAGGGCAAGGATATTTGACTTTGTAACTGGGGATTTTGATGATCAACCATCTAACTTTGATGGAGATGCAAATACCCAATCTTCATCTGAACTTCAAATAGCTGTATCAGATGATAATGTTACCTTTTCAACATTCCAGGATTTTACAATTGGTGATTATACAGGAAGATTTTTTAAATTTAGGGTTTTAATGCAGTCAGATAATAATACAGCAACTCCTATAGTAACAGCAGTAGGTGTAACTTTACAGCTAGAAGCATTTACTGTTTCTGAAAACGATGTTGTTTCAGGTACAGGTACAAAATCAATTACATATTCCAAAGCATTTAATTTGCTTAATTCAATAGCAATTACTTTATCTGTACAAGATATGGCATCAGGTGATAAGTATGCTATAACAGGGAAAAGTACGACAGGTTTTAATATTGCATTCCAAAATAGCAGTGGAACAGGCATATCAAGAACATTTGACTATGTTGCAAAGGGAGTGTAATAATGATTGAATATACAACTAATAGATGATATAGGGTGATTTATGGCACAACATGATTACATAATAGCGAACCAAGGATTTCCTAGTTTCAGAAGCGATATGAACAATGCGTTCTCTGCAACAGTAACTAATAATAGTGGGACATCAGAACCTAGTACAAAATATTCAGGAATGATATTTGCTGATACTAATACAACTAATAAAATTATTTTTAAGTATTACAATGGTACAGCATTTGTATCTGTTTTTGAGGTAGCAACAAATGCTGCAACAGCAACTATACCATCGACAGTAACCATAGAGGGTGAAAGCGATCCAAATGCAATCCCCTTTGCAATAGCTTTAGGAGGATAAATAAATGGCAAATAATTTTCTATCAACAGAAGTAACATTATCAAATAATTCAGAAACAGATATAATTACAACAACTGCTAATAAACAGATTTTGATTGGTTTTACTGCTGCAAATAAAACGACAACATCACTTACTTTAACTGTCAAAATGAATGATGGTTCAAATGATTTTGTTATTGTAAATGCAGTATCAATTCCACCAAATTCTAAAATAGAAATACTAAAAGGTAAGTTTGTTTTAGGTACAGGTTATAAATTAAAAGCAACATCAAGTGATTCGTCAGGTAATGTAGATATTGTCATGGGATTACTTACAGATGTTTCGTAGGAGGAACTAATGGAAGAAAAAGATAGTATTGTTTATGTTGGTCAAACTCCAGGAGTTGATAATGTTGATAATTATCACAAAAAAGAATTAAAACGAGATGTATTTATTGAGGGTTCAAGTAATGCAGTCTTTGCTGGACCATTTACAGTTTCAGCAACATTAACAATTGAATCAGGGGCAACTGTCGTTATAGTATGAGTAAGATAGAAGTAAATGAAATCGTAAAGTCATCAGGTTCTACTTTAACTATAGGTGGTTGTGGAACAGCAGTAACTTTAGGAAGTGGTGCTACACAAACAGGATTTGGTAGATCAGGAAGTGTTAATTGGCAAACAAGTGATATTAAAACTTCAACTTTTACAGCGGCAAATGGAGAGGGGTATTTTATAAATGCAAGTGGTTCAATAACGATGAACTTACCTGCTGGAAGTGCAGGTGCAATTGTAGCAGTTGCAGATTATGCAAGGAATTTTGCTACGCATAACTTTATAATATCTCCAAATGGATCTGAAAAAATTGGAGGTGTTGCCGCCAGCTTGACTTTAAATGTAAATGGTCAAGGATTAACATTAGTTTATGTAGATTCAACAAAGGGTTGGGTAAATGTGCAAAATGCAGAAGATACCGAAACGGGAACTCCACCTTTTGTAGCTGCAACTGGTGGCAATTCCACAGCTGAAGTAGGAGATTTTAAAATTCATACTTTCACTAGTCCAGGTACTTTTCAAATAACAAATGCAGGTACACCAGGAGGATCAAATACGATTGATTATTTAGTTGTAGCTGGCGGAGGTGCAGGTGGTAATGATAGAGGTGGCGGAGGAGGTGCAGGAGGTGTAAGATTTTTTGCTTCACCTGATATTACAAGTTATCCTGCAAGTCCAAGAAATGCACCAGCGGCATTACCAGCATCAGTTTCAAGTATCCCAGTAACAGTCGGTGCAGGAGGTGCAGGTAGTCCATCATCTGCCGCTGATGGTTCAGATTCAATTTTTTCAACAATAACCTCTACTGGTGGCGGTAGAGGTGGAATAGGTCAACCAAGTAATGCTCCAGGAGGAAATGGAGGTTCTGGTGGTGGTGCAAGAGATTCAAATGGTTGTACTCAAGGAAGTGGAAATACTCCACCAGTTAGTCCATCACAAGGAAGTAATGGAGGTGCATCTGGTCCACCAGGAGTTGGAGGTGGTGGTGGTGGATTTATGGAAGCAGGAAAAACAGGTGGTTCACAACCAGCAACTGCATGTAAAGCGGCAGGTGGTGATGGTGGGGGATTTCCTACTTCTTTTGTTTCTACATCAGGTCAAGCATCAAGTTGTGAACAATTTTTTGGTGGTGGCGGTGCTGGTGGTACTTGTAATACATCAAATCCTTTTAGTGGATTAGGTGGAGGTGGTTTTGGTGGATCAGGTTCACCACCACAAGGTTTAGCGGCAACTACTAATACAGGTGGTGGAGGTGGCGGTAATATTAATGGAGTAAATGCTGGTGGTAATGGGGGTTCAGGAATTGTAATAATAAGGTATAAGTTTCAGTAGGTAAATTATGAGTACAATAAAAGTAAACACAGTAGAAACAAGAACAGGATCAACACTTACATTAGGAAAAAGTGGTGACACAGTTTCAATAGCTTCAGGTGCATCTACTTCAGGAATGGGTAGAACAGGTACTGTCGATTGGCAAACGACAAAAAAAACAACTAGCTTTACAGCAGAAGATGGAAAAGGTTACTTTGTAGATACTGCCGCAAGTGGTGCAGTTACTATGACTTTACCATCATCACCTAGTGCTGGTGCTATTGTTGGTGTAAAAGATTACAATGGAAATTTTGCAACAGCTAATTTAACTATTGGTAGAGGTGGTTCACCTATAAATGGATTTAGTAATCAAGATGTAACCATATCAACTGATGGTGCATCAATAATGTTAGTATATGTTGATTCTTCACAAGGTTGGGTAGCAACTAATGATGATGAATCAACTTTTTCAGGAGAAAATTTTATAGTAGCAACAGGAGGTACAATCACAACAGTAGGTTCTTGTAAAGTACATACTTTTACAAGTCCAGGTACGTTTACAGTTTGTTCAGTATCCGCAGTTGCTGCAAACAATAGAGTTTCATATATGGTCGTAGCTGGAGGTGGTGGTTCAGGTGGTGATTCAGGTGGTGGTGGAGGAGCAGGAGGATTTAGAGAAGATAAATCACCAGTAACTCCTTATACAGCCAGTCCTTTAGTTGGAGCAGGATCAGTTACAGTAACTGCCACAGGTTTTCCAGTTGTTGTAGGTGCTGGTGGAAGTGGTGGATCAGGCGCACCACCAACAGGTTCTCCAGGAGCTGGATCACAAGGTTCAACTTCATCTGTTTTTTCAATATCATCTGCTGGTGGTGGAATAGGTGGTAATAGACCTTCTGCCAATGGTGGTAATGGAGGTTCAGGAGGAGGTGCTAGATCAGAATCAAATAGTGCAGGATCAGGTAACACACCACCAGTTAGTCCCCCACAAGGTAATGATGGTGGTGGTGCAAGTCCAACTCCCACAGCAAATTCGGCAGGTGGAGGAGGTGCTACAGCTTTAGGTGCTTATGCTCCAGCAAGTGGGGTTTCATCTGATGGTGGCCCTGGAGGTGCAGGAGCAACCACTCAAATCAATGGAGCATCAACAACTTTCGCTGGAGGCGGAGGTGGTGGAGGAGGTGGAGGTTCTCCAACATCAGGTGGTCCAGGAGGTGCAGGTGGTGGTGGAAATGGTGCAGATGGAGGATCAGGAACAGCAGGTGGTAATGGAACTGCTAACACAGGTGGTGGAGGTGCTGGTGGAAATGATGATGCTGCAGGTGGAAGTGGAGGAAGTGGAATTGTAATTATAAGATATAAAGCAAGTTAGGTAAATTATGACAAGTGAAATAAAAGTAAATGTAATAAAAAAATCAAGTGGTTCAACCATAACAATTGGTGAATCAGGTGACACAATTTCTTTAGCAACAGGTGCAAGCCAATCTGGTTTTGGTAGATCAGGAACTGTTGATTGGATAACATCAGTTAAAACTAATTCAGATTCACCTTTAACAGTAGTAAATGGAAAAGGTTATTTTTTAAATACTACAAGCGGAACTATTACAGTAAATTTACCAGCAGGATCTGCTGGAGATATAGTTGCATTTAAAGATTACGCAAATACTTGGGATACAAATAATGTAACAATTTCTCCTAATGGTTCAGATAAAATTAATGGTGAGGCTGCAGATACAACATTATCTACAGAAGATCAGTCTGTAACTTTAGTTTTTGTAGATTCAACAAAAGGTTGGAGAGTAGTTCAAGATTCAACATCCAATGTAACAGGTAATCCTTACCTTCAAGCTACAGGTGGTACAATAACAACTTGTGGTAATTGCAAAATTCATACTTTTACAAGTCCTGGTACTTTTACTGTAACAACAGCGGCACAATGTTCAGCAAACAATGCTGTTTCTCATTTAGTAATTGCTGGAGGAGGTGGAGGAAGTGTACAAGGTGGCGGTGGAGGAGCTGGTGGTTTTAGAGAAGTAAAAAGTCCAGTTACACCATATACTGCAAGTCCTTTAGATGGTTATCCATCTTCACCAAATAGAATTACAGTAACAGCTACTGGTTATCCAATAACAGTTGGTGCTGGTGGAGGCGGTGCTTGTTTTCCTAGTCCAAGAATGGGAGCTAAAGGTTCAGATTCAGTTTTTTCAAGTATTACATCAGCAGGAGGTGGAGGTGGTAAAGGTTACTCTACTTCAGCACCTGTGGCAGCACCAGGATTTATGAATGGTGGTTCAGGTGGAGGAGGTGCTTCTGGACCTGGTTCTTCTAATCCAGCTGGTACAGGTAATACACCTCCTACAACTCCACCTCAAGGAAATAATGGTGGAAGCTCTAGCGGTGATGCAGGAGATTTTAATGGGGCAGGTGGCGGTGGTGCAGGAGGAGCAGGAACTAATAGTCCTGGAACTGGTGGAGGCAAGGCAGGTGGATCAGGAGCAACAACTTCAATTAACGGCACACCAACAGCAAGAGCAGGTGGAGGCGGAGGTGGAGGTTGGAACGCATCATCTCCAGGACCAGCTTCAGCAGGTGGAGGTGCAGGCGGTAGTCCAGGTCCATCTACAAATAATGCTGGTGTTGCAGGTACAGCAAACACAGGTGGTGGTGGAGGTTCAAGTATGTCGCCTGATGTTAATAATTATTACGCAAAAGGTGGTAATGGTGGTTCAGGAGTGGTAATAATAAGATATAGATTTCAATAGTTGATTTAAATGATGAATATGATAAGGAGATAATATTATGGCACATTTTGCAAAAATAGGAATGAATGGAAAAGTTATCCAAGTATTAACTATGGATAATGAAGAAATGAAAGATGATCAAGGTAACGAGATTGAAGCTAAAGGTCAAGAGTGGTTAGAAAGACATAATAATTGGCCAGCACAAATGTGGATTCAAACTTCATATAATACATCAGGTAACAAACACTCATCAGGTGATGACTCTAAAGCATTTAGAGGTAATTATGCAGGAATAGGTTATGAGTGGGATGAAGAAAATAATATGTTTTTTCCAAAAAAACCTTATCCATCTTGGATAAAAGATTTAACAACTGCAAGTTGGAAATCACCAATCGGTGATGCTCCTGAACTTACAGAAGAACAAAGAGAAGATGGTAAAGGTTATGAATGGAATGAAGAAGAACAAAGTTGGGATTTGACAGATAAACAACCATAAGATATTAATTTAATGTATGGTGGACATTAAACAAAACATACTTTCAAAAATAGATTTATATAATGGAACAATTTCAATGCCAAAAGGTTTTGAAATCAATGCAGAAGTTTTAAAAAGAGATATACTAACTCATAATATTAATGATTGTGCCTTTCCTTTTTCCAAAGAATGGGATAAATTAAATACTTATTTAAGAGAACATATACAATTAGAATATGGTTTTAGTTTAGTAAATAAATTGACTACTGGTTTTATGTTTAAACCAAATGAATCTAATGTTCCTAATAGTGAAAATGATAAAGTTGATTTAAGAAACTCACCTGATTATGTAATGTTATATGGTGTAGATACAGAAAATTGTAATGTCAGAATATATTATGATGATAATAGACGAGCTGGTAGAAGTTGGGATATACCATTAGAAAATAATAAATTTATTATCTTTCCAAGTACATTAATTTATCACATATCAAATAATCAAAAAGACAAATTAAATTTTGTTCTCAAAACAACTTATGAATATATCTAATTATTATTGGTATTTTAAATCTGCGTTAACACCAAGATTTTGTGATGAGGTTATAGCTTATGCAAATCAACAAAAAGAAGTAATGGCTTTAACAGGTGGATATGGTGATAAAAAATTAAATAAAGAAGAAGTATTAGATTTAAAAAGAAAACGAAACTCTGATTTAGTATGGTTAAATGATTTATGGATTTATAAAGAATTACATCCATTTGTGCATGAAGCTAATAAAAAAGCTGGTTGGAATTTTGATTGGGAAAGAAGTGAATCTTGTCAATTTACAAAATATAAATTAAATCAATATTACGATTGGCATTGCGATAGTTGGGATAAACCTTATGATAGAAAAGATAATAAACACCCAGAACATGGTCGTATAAGAAAATTATCTATGACTTGTCAATTAACAGATGGGTCAGAATACCAAGGTGGTGAATTAGAATTTGATTTTAGAAACTATGAACCAAACATGAGAGATGAGTTAAAACACAGAATACAATGCAAAGAAATATTACCAAAAGGTTCTATTATAGTGTTTCCTAGTTTTGTTTGGCATAGAGTAAAACCAGTAACTGCTGGAACAAGATATAGTCTTGTGGTATGGCATTTAGGGAGGCCATTTAGATAATGTTTATAAATAGTTATTTTCCGACTGTAATATGGGGTGAAGAAAAACCAGAATTTGTAAAGTCATTAAACAAAGCTAGTAACAAATATATTACTGAAGCTCGTAAGAGAGAAAAAGCATTTATAAAACAATATGGTGACTTTGGAAGATCATATCACTCAACACCATTAACACATGACAACGATTTTTTAGATTTTAGAAATTACATTGGTCAAAAGTCTTGGGAGTATTTAGATCACCAAGGTTATGATATGTCACAATATACAACTTTGTTTAGTGAACTCTGGGTTCAAGAGTTTGCTAAAAAAGGTGGTGGACATCACTCAGCACATATACATTGGAATCAGCACGTCTCAGGATTTTATTTTTTAAAATGTAGTGAAAAAACATCATATCCTGTTTTTCATGAACCAAGAACTGGAGCAAGAGCTACTAAATTAAAATTAAAATCTAATATTAAAGGTATATGCCCAGGCACAGAGCTTGTGCATTTTAAACCTAAGCCAGGTACACTAATTATATTTCCAGGTTTTTTAGAACATGAATTTGCAGTAGATCATGGCAAAGAACCATTTAGATTTATTCATTGGAATATACAAGCTGTTCCAAAAGAAATGGCAAAAGATGTTTAAAAAAAATAAATATGCAGTAATAAAAAAAGCTATAGATAAAGATTTAGCAACATTTTGTATGAATTACTTGTTAATGAAAAAACAAGTTTATGATACTTGTATTAAAGAAAGATATATTTCACCATTTGAGACTATGCTTGGCTTTTATGAGCAAGACAATGAACAAATACCAAATACTTATTCTTTTTATTCTGATATTGCTATGGAAACTTTGATGTTAATTCATC